CCAGAAAGTAGCTGACGAGAAAGATAGAATCTTTACTGGTTCTGCTTTTGATTTCTCAATTGTTATGCGTAAGTACTTTCTCTCGATTACGCGTTGTATTCAAAAGAACAGATTCGTGTTTGAATGTGCTGCGGGGACTGTAGCTCAGTCTTTAGAGTGGGAGGAGATATTTGAGTATCTCACCACTTTTGGGGAAGATAGGATTATAGAGGGGGATTTCAAGAAATTTGATAAGAAGATGAGTGCAGTCTTTATTTTGGCTGCGTTTGATGTCTTGATCAATATAATGAAATTAAATCCTAATATAAGTTCTATAGATGAGCGTGTTATGAAGGGAATTTCTTATGATGTGGCTTTTCCTTTTGTTAATTTGAAAGGTGACCTTTATGAGTTTGATGGAGGAAATCCTTCTGGGCAGAGTTTAACTGTTATTATTAATAGTATAGCTAATTCTCTGTATATGCGTTATGCATATTCGATGAGGTCGCCTAAAGGTAATGCTGTATTGTTTACATCACATGTTAAGTTAATGACTTATGGTGATGATAACGAAATGGGTGTGAGTGCTAAGTGCACATTTTTCCATCATACAGGTATAGCAGAGAGTTTAGCTCTTATTGGTGTTACTTATACTATGGCAAATAAAGAAGCGGAATCTGTCCCTTTTGTTAGTATTCATCAGGCGTCGTTTCTTAAGAGAAGTTGGCGTTGGGATGATGATATTGGGGCTCGTGTTGCTCCTTTGGAAGAAGCTTCTATAGATAAAATGTTGTTAATTGGGGTTCATGCTAAAAATGGACCTTCAGATGAGCATCATTCCATAGAAGTTATAGAAAGTGCTCTTAGAGAGTATTTCTATTATGGGAGGCGAGAATTTGAATTTCGTCGTAATCTACTTATGGAAGTGGTAGATGTTTGTAATTTAAATAATTATATTACTCCAAATACTTTCCGTAGTTTTGATAGCTATGTTGATGATTTTTGGAGAGCTTCCAAACATGTGGTGCTTAAGCGTAAGTGTCCACAAAGGGCTTTATACATATGTCCTGCTGAGGCAAGCCAAAATGTATCTTCATCTTTAGTTACTGCAGGTGTTAAACAGTTATTGTCTTTCTGTGTTCAATCTGAGAGTGGAAATTTGAAGTATCCCATAGGGGCGCTCCCCCTTAAATATTTAGATACAGGGAAATATCTAAGAAGGGCAACTTGTTATGAGGCTAACTTAGCTCATAGCTCGTATTAATTTGAGTTGGTAAAAAGAGTTTAATTAATTCTAATGGTTGTGTAAAGTACTTTATTCGGAAGCGTAAGCAGAAGAAGAAAGCTGCTCAACTATCCAGAGAGCTTCTGGATACAATTGAAGCTCAGAAACAAGAGACTTGTCACTTTTGTCACCAACTAGTGACTTCAAGGTGTCCAGTTAATTGTAGTCTAGATGTTGATTATTGTGATATGCAAGGTCATATTCTGGATGAGGATAAGCTACACCCTACATTGTCAAATGTTAGGGTTGTAGTTATAGAAGAAGATAAACCAAGTTTTCGAGAATTTGTGGTACAAAGTCAGAATGAAGCTAATTTCATGACTGATGTAACTCCAGCTACAACTGAGAGTTCACAAAATGTTGAATTCGTTGATGAGAATGAAGGGACTTTTAAATTATATCCTTCTGTTAAAGATAATTTATCTTTACATGATAAGATGAGAAATATAGAGTTATCTAATTTTCTTTCTCGTCCTGTCAAGATTAATGAATTTACTTGGTCTGAATCACAAACTACTATTGGTGCTAATTTGCAAAGTATAAAACCTTGGCAATTGTATTTTAGTGATACTGTGATTCAAAATAAATTGAAAAATTACGCCTATCTTCGGTGTGATTTGCGGGTTAAAGTTGTTATTAATGCTTCTCCATTTTATTATGGTGCTTTGATGATGGCCTATCGCCCACTTGATCAATTTATTGCGAATGAGACGATAACACTTGACCCTTATGGGGCTCGCCATCTCATTCCATATTCGCAAAGACCTCATGAGTGGATATTTCCACAACATAATGAGGGGGGAAACATGATGTTACCGTTCTTTTATCCATATAATTGGATACAAGTTGGTATAAATCAAGAGTTTACTGCTATGGGACAATTGGATTTTCTTTTGTTTGCTCCTTTAGAATCAGCTAATGGTGTTACGAGTGCTAGTTTAAATATTAGCACGTATGCTTGGGCAGAAAATGTTGAGTTATCAGGACCTACTATAGGTCTAACTATGCAATCTGCTGATGAGTATGGAAAACGCCCAGCTTCTACTATAGCAACTGCTATAGCGGATACAGCTAAGGTTCTTACGAGAATTCCAATAATTGCTCCATTTGCTACTGCTACTGAATTTGCGATGCGTGGTATAGGTAATGCATTAAGAATATTAGGATTTTCTAATCCTAATGTAATTGATGCTGTTGAACCTTATAAACCTACAGCATTTCCTTCTTTAGCAACTTCGGAGATTTCTTATCCCGCTGAAAAGTTAACACTTGATCCGAAAAATGAATTATGTGTTGATCCTCGTGTTACGGGTTTATCTGGACTAGATGAGTTATCTATATCTTATTTAGTTCAAAAGGAATCTTATATAACACAGACTTCATGGAATGATACTAATCCTGCTGATACTATTTTGTTTTATTCAGCTATCACCCCTTTTATGTTTGATTTAAGTCAAACGTTTGCGACGAATAAGCAAGTAGCTTATTATTTATCACCCATGGCGTGGGTTGGACAAATGTTCAATGCTTGGCGTGGTGATATCATTATACGAATGCGTATTATTGCGTCCCAATATCATAAAGGGCGTTTGCGCATTTCATATGATCCTGCAGCTTTTTCAGCTACAAATATAATTAATACAGC